ATTTTTTTTTTGGAACAGCGGTAGTCTTGTTGTTCAGGCTCCAAAGCTCCAAAATGGCAGGGAGCACTTTATAGATGGAAAACATCTCAAACTGCTCCAGCCACTCGTCAACATTGTCCGGGATGGACCCGTCATATTGCCGAGCCATGATAAAAGCGACATCCTCAAATATTTCAAGATCGCTTACGGAAAAAGATCCGTCCTCGGATGTCGCTGCCGTTTGTAGCTTTTGCAGGTCACGGACAATGTCCCGACCCACTTTATGGCGGTAGATGCGTGGGGTCAGCGCATTAGCGCACAACCCTACGCTTTTTCCGTCGATCTCGATTACTTTGTTCATTTCAGCCTCCAGTCGTCGGAGTGAATACGGCGGTGTACCAGCCGTTCACGGTCGCCTCCGGGGTCTCCGCCGTAGTGTAGGCAAGGGAGTTGCCGTTTGCCAGCGGGGAAGCGGTGATGCTGACGGTTTGCGTCTGCGGCTCTACGCTCTCGGTCGTGGTGTTCAGCTCACGGGTAGGCCGAGTGCAGGTGCAGTTGTAAAGAACAAACTTCGTCCCGTTCACATCGCCCTCCTCTTGGAACAGCAGTGCGAAAGACTTGGGCTGAATGTTTGCATTCTCGATCATCACCTTGCTGGTGGTGTCAAGAGTATACCCGAAAACATCCTTGAGGAATGCTTCGGGGAAAACGGCAACTTCGAGATCGCCGGTGTAGCCGCTGTTCGCCACGGCTACGAAATACTGAATGTTGTCCGCATAAAACGGTGTGGTATCGCCGGAAGGCTCCAAAGACAGGCTAACTGCGCCGGGGATGGCTACGGGAGTGCCATAGGTGTTATTTTCCCCGTCGAGGATAGCGTAATGGACATTCGAGATACCGAATTTAACTTTATCAGCCATTTTTACACCTCGATTTCATAAACTACTTGGTTACACTGCTGATCTTCAATGTAACTCTCGGACTTCTGCCAAAACAGAGAGGACAAGGCCTGTTCGACTTTGCCCTCTGCTGTTAGGTCTTTATCTTTTGTGTAAAGCTCAACCTGTATATGGTTGATGGGGTGATACACCACATTGTCAGCGCCAAAATTATTGGAGTAGGAGACGCGATAGAGGATATACGGTAACTTTTGCGGCTTATTAAAGTAACCGTAAGCTACGGGCATCCTCGTCTGTTTTAACAGGGAATTGACCTCTTGCAGTGTCATCCTTTCTTAATCACCACCTTTACACGGGTTAATAGTTTCTGCTCTGCCTTTTGCTCCGCTGGGCCGATGTGGGAGAATGGGCGGGCAGAGCCTTTTGCGGTTCCGCCTGGGCCTGCGTGACCATGTTCCAGCAAGTGCGTGAGCTGGTAATCCGTTTTGTTGAAAATTCGCATACGGATATCGCTGTAGCTCTCATATGCGACCTTGTCACGCCAACCGGCCTTATAATCGCCGGTCTGTACCGGGCTGCCGGTCACAATGTCTTGGCGGCATTCCTTTGCCACCTGCCGAACCTCTTTTTTTACGCCATTCGTAACGGCCTGGTCATAGTTTTTCAGTTCGGACAGGATTGCCGTTGTCAACTCATCCGGTCTAACCGTTTTCGACATCGTTGCCCACCTTTTCCTCTAGGTACAGCTCTATTTCATCGCTGCCTGTTGCAAAATAGGTGCGATAAATGGAATAGCGTGTGCCGCGCCACTCGGCTAATTTCTGCCCAGCATAGTTGGCGATAGGAGTAACCGCCACAAGGGACGGCTGCAAGCCGTTTTGACCGGCGGAATAGAACTCCGCCCGTGTAGCGGACTGCAGCCGCGCCCAGACCTGTGTTGTGGTTTCTGTGGCAATCTGTACCCCGATATCGTTCTGCTCAAAGGTTTGGGAGATTAATGTAATGAGATCATCCAAATCAACCACCCACCTTTTGCTCAAACAGTCGGTTGTTGAGTGCCCAGCGCAGCATACGCGGCATTGCCACTACTTTCTCTCTGCGCTGCCGGTAGAGGTAAGCGGCGTACATCTCCACCAGTACGGCATCACCCGTACTGGTGGAGAGCACGATGCCCTCGGTGGCAATGTACTCTTTGGCAGACGCGATCAGCGCCAAGAGATAGTTGTCCAGCGCTGCGGTGGAAAGCTGCAAATCGACTTTCAAGATCACAAGGATGTCAGCGTCTGTCATGCTTTAACCCCCCTTAGGAAGCCTTGGTTACATTGACGGTATAGACTACGGTCTCGTTGCCGTTCTTCACGGTTACGGTCAGAGGATGGGCAGTGCCATCAGCCAGCCAAGTAACAGTGCCGCCGTTTTTCACATTGGCGTTGTTGTAGGCGATAGCAACCTGTGCGCCTGCGACCTCGGTGGTGGCGTTTACGGCAGCAGTCGTAGCGGAAGCGGTAGCGGTGTAGCTCAGCACATCGCCATCAAAAGCAGGGCTGAGGGACAGGTTTCCAACGGTCAGAGCAGACAGCTTTGCGTTGTTGGCGGTATCAGCCGCAAAGGTCATGGAGGTGGTTACGGAAGCGCCGTTAATGTTGATCGCCACAAAAGCGCCGGGGATAACGGGCATACCGTCAGCACGCTCTTTGCCGCGGAATACGGTGTTGTCCTGAATGAACTGAACCTCGCGGGATGCTTCGATGGTCATGCCGGAGCGCTGCGCCCACAGGTACAGGTCGCCATAGCCGCCAACGATGTCGCCATCGGGGATAAATTCGAGGATTTCCACATCACCGCCGATGATGGGCATGGTCATACCGTCAAAGGTGACATACCGGCCCAAAGCGGTAGCAAGGATTGCCTTGGACTGCAGAGTAGCCAGGGTCTTGCTATTCATAGCCCAGAAGCGCTCGCCGCGGGAATAGCGGGTGAAGGTGTTACCAGCAGCAACAGCCAGCGCAGCCCAGAAAGCCTCGCCGGTGGAAGCGGTGGGAATGGTGATGATGTTGGAGGTGTGCAGGTCAACCCAAGCAGGAGCATTGGCCGGGTAATCGCTGGGTTTGCTCTCCTGCGCCAGACGCGTCACAATACCGAGAGGCATCTTCTGACCAGCGCCCTTGCCGTACAGGATGGCCTTATCCTTGGCAAGGCCGATAGCCTCGGACAGCATCTCGACGATCCAGGAGGCGAGGTTTACATCGTTATCCTCCAGCAGGGAATTACAAACAGGAACATAACCGGCAACCTTGAAGCCGTCAAGAGTGATCTGGTTAAAGCTGAAGGTCAGCTCATTGATGGCGCCGCACATTTCAGTCCAAACGGCCTCGGGGACAGTACCGGCAATGGTCTGACGGGCTTCGCCATTGACATTGCGGATGCGGACCCGACGCATCAGTTTGGAGTAGCGATACATATTCTCGGCAATGAGGTCGAGGAATACAACAGGGATGGTCAGCTCACCACCGGTGATATCTCTCTTGCTGCGGGCAGCGTTACGAAGCTCCGCAAAGAAGGTCTGCACATCGGGCTGGGCTACGATAGCGTCACGCTGCTCTTTGGGAAGAGCGTCAAAGGCGCGCACATTCATGGGGAGGGAGCGAATGTTGATGGTATTCATGGTAAAATCATTCCTTTCGTCTTTCTTTTCTGCTTTGGGTTCAGCCTTGGGAGGATCTTTTTCGGCATTTTCCAAATCTTCCTCAAGGCCCTTGATTTCTGCGGACAGTTTTTCTTTTTCAGCGTTGTGGGCATCCTGTTCCTCGGTAAATTTGTTCATGGCGTCCTCAACAGCCTGCTGCTCCTCATCGGTGGTAGCTTCGCCGATTGCTTTTTCGATTTCAGCGGAGCGTGTTGCAAATTCTGCGTCTTTAGCTACCAGTGCCTCAAAAGCTGCTCTTTTCAGTTCCAGCTTTTTGGCAATCATAATGGATTTCAGTGCCATGTCAGCACTCCTTTCTTAGCTTTTTGAGGGCTTCGGCCCTCCATTGGTCGAGCTTGCGCTCGTTGATCTTTTCAAGGTCTTTTTTCCGAGCCTCTACCATGGTGTCCTCGTAGGCCGGGAAGGTAACGACCGATACCTCATACAGTTTGACTTTGCGAATAGTCCACACGGTTGTGCCATCTGGCCGGATTTCGGTTTCCTCGTCAAGGATGTCAAAGCCGAAAGAACATTGGGAAACATCCCCACGCTTTACGCGCTCATAGGCGTTCATGGCATCCTGATCCGCTTGATTAATGAGGATGGACCCCCAAAGGCCCAAATCGTCAACGCGGAGGGTCAGTGTACCAGCTGTTGTTCTGCCAAGCACGATTGTGGTATCATGGTTAACCAGCGCCCGAATATCATCACCGAGGGTACCATCAAAGGCTCCTCGGTCAATGCGCTCGATGGCTTTATCCCACATCCGGTATTCGCCGGTAAAGGTGGCGAAATAGCCCTCAATGTAGAGGTTCCCATCAGCAGCGCGGGTTTTGAAGTCGCCACTGCGGCTGATTGCCTGTCTTGCTCCTACCATTTACTCACCTCCTCCGTTTAGTTTTTTCTGATCGCCAAGGCGGTCCGCGGGAATGTAGTTTTCAAGGGCCAAAAGCTCATCCATTCCCTCGTGCGGAGTAAGCCCAACCCAACTGCGCCACTCGTTCCGTGTCATTGCCATGCGGTCAACCATTTCCGCGCCAGCTTTGATGGTTTCCTCCAAGGAATAGTTGTAGAGGGAGCGGACATTGAAGCGGAAAAAGTAATCCGGAGATACGAGCAGCTTTCGGCTAAACTCCTGCTCCAAAATCTGTGCAATCGGCATGATACGGGAAGAAATAAAGTTGTTCCATTCGTCTCGCTTGAACTCGCCAACGCCCAAAACAAAAGGCGGCACGCCAAGAATGGTTGCCACCGTCGTTTTATCCAGTTTTACGAAGTCTGCCAGCGCAAGATCAGATAGAGTAAGGGGCCTTACCTGTTCCACCGAGAATTGCTCGGCAGGAATCAGCCAAGGTTCCCCGGCTTTATTGCTTGCCACAAAATCGCCAAGGAGCTTTGCGCGCCCCTCCGGGTCAGAAAACTCGTCCGTCAGCGAATCCACCTTCACGATAAGAGATGGTTTCCATTCACTGGCCATGAAGCCATTTTCTGTTTTCGCCGCTTGCTTGAGGTTATTTGCCACATCAGCCAGCGCAATGCTGTACCCAGTGCCTTGCCATGGGTAATAATTGCTCGGATTTATGGCAAAATGCAGCACATCATTCGGGTCATAGGGTTTCCCAGATATTTCGATGCTATAATACCGTTCCCCATTCGGTACAAATGCTACAAACGCCGCCGGAATCGGGTCAAGCCGCCGGAGCAGCCCCTTCCGGGTCTTTGGGAGCACTACAGCGTTCCCCCGGCCATCCAGCAGCATTGTTTTGATGATCCACTGGATAAAGTTTGACCGGCCCATGTAACTGTTCGGCTCGATATCAACCACACGAGACAGCCCATTTTTAACCCGGATATCTCCACTATCGGTGTTTTGCATCAGATAGATTGTCATACTTCCAATTAAAGACGCAATCCTATCAACAGCGGCACAGATTTCCGGGTTGTGCGCAAGGTCTGTATAGCCGGAACAGGTTAGGTCTTTCCAGCCGGTTCCATCACACAGGCATACAGCGCTCCGCGTTTGGGGCTTATCCCGAGAGCGGAAGCGCTCAAAAAAATTTGCTATGCTCATTTATCACCCCACCATTTCTTTCCTGCTTTAGATTTATCCAAAGCCTCCAAGTACCGCACCGTGGCGAATACGGAGGCATCGAACACATCAATTCGGTTTGTCGGTCTTACCTTGTCGTACTGGATCATGTCGTCTGTCTTTTCGACGGCCGAGACATTCCCAACACAATACTCATATGCTTCGGAATGCATATAGTACAGCGTCCCATTTTTGGCGCTCTGCTCGATATGCCGGAAACCTTCTGATTTCCTGTAAAAATACTGCGGTTGGTCGATAATGTTAAACCCAGCCGATTTCATGCCAATGAAATACTCTCGGCAGAATTTACGGTCATGCCCCACCTGTCGTATTCGGAAACCGCGCTTTCGCATTGTAACAAACCAGTTGACAACATCGGCGTGGTTTACGGTTGGACTGTTGCACATGGTCAAAAGTCCATCATCGGCCCAGCCGAAAATCGGTATACCATCCTCGTCGGCCTTAACATGAGCCTGCACCACAGGGAACCAAGCGTGACTGATGATGATATCCACGCCTTTGTAATTTCCAAAAAGCGCAGCCGCCGTTAGGTCGTGCATTTTTGAGAGGTCTGCACCACCGTACCAGTCTATTGGGAGCTTGGAAAGCTCGTCCAGCGTCCAGTTATATTTTTCATCGCTTCGCCGGAATTCGTCGAGGTTGAAATAGGACTTGATAGCCCCGGTATAGACATTGAGAGACTTTGCGAAGAAATCTTTCCGCTGCTGCGGGTCATTCTGCGCCTGCAAGCTATCGTTTAGAATTTCCTCCGGCCGGATGGAAACGCCATAGGCCGGATTGGCCATCTCATGTACCAGGGGATTGGTATAGTCGATATTTCCATCCTCATCCGGATTGGCGCAGCACATAAAGATAAAATATTGTTCGTCCTTGATGGTGCCATCCAGCACCTTTCGGCAGTATTGCAGCCGTTGCCCAAGGAAGCCCTGTTCGTTATCGCCAGCCGTGGAAATACCTATCAGCAGCTTGTTGGTGTAGGCTTTCATGGCTTCCTTAAAAAGGTTGTACTGCTTAGGCTTTGTAAAAGCGTGGATTTCATCGCAGATCGCAATATTGCAGTTAAGAGAATCCTGCGCATCCGGGTTTGCAGCCAGAGCGCGGATAAAAAACGAGCCGTCTGGAAGCTCTGCCTCCATTGAGTGCTCGTTGTTGTTGTCAATGATCTTTACACCGCCGCCATGCTTCTCGTCCTCGCCCATAAGCCGGATGTTATAATCCAGAAAATTAAAGCTTTCAAGGGACTGCATCAGAGCCGCGGCCGATATGTAGGTTTTGGAACCGCTGCGCCGGTACCACAGGGACAGCGCCCATGCGAGGGAAGCGGCAAAACTGGTTTTGATGTTCTTTCGAGGGATAAAAATAAGGGCTTCATGAAACCGCACCACATCGGTGCCTTTCAACTTAAACCCAAGAAGATTGTATATGATGAATTTGTGAAACGGCTCCAACAGGAACGGCTTTCCCCGGAGCGGTGTACCGTCCAGCTTTTCCCCCTGCTGGTGGCAGAGGGTCTTTTCGATGATTTGAATACAGAACTCCGGCCCTTTCGGCGCGAAATCGTACTCGTCATTATCGAGGTCAGCAAAGAAACGGTCAACAGCCTGCCGCAATTCCTTGCAAGCAACCTTTCTCCCGTCTCTGATGCTTTCGGCATACTCAAGGACTACGGGCCAGTTCTTACCCTTAATCTGTCTCAAGGCTGGCAAGAGCAGCGGCAAGGCCGCCCTTTTCCTCCTTTTCCTTCACTCCGCCGGTCATTTTGCGGAAACTCGATGGAGTAAGTCCCAATTCGCGCCAGTATGCCAGTGCGCTCTTGTTGAGGTCGTCCCACAGAATCAACAGAGGGTTTTTTACCATATTTGTGGCGTTCCCTTTGTTGGTATATTCGATGACGGACTTACCGCCGGACTTTTTGAACTCGGCCTTGGTCTTATCCCGCTGTTCCAGTATCTCTGCAAGCGTTTCTACCGCAGATTGATAAGATGGGTCGGCCGTACCGAGTTTTCCCATCTGTTTTTCGATAGTTTCAACCCATTTTTCCTTTGTCATGGCTTCCCCTTTCTCAAAAATATACCGTAGAGTTGGAAAAAGTTCCCCCCGCCGGTCCCCATAGACAGGCGGAAGGCGCAACGGATAGGGGGGGTATCAGTAACGGCCCCTTGCTGCTGTTGCTTTTTCCGGGTGCTGCTTGTTATGGCAGCCCTCACACAAGCTTACTAAATTTTTATCTTCGTAAGCCAGCTCCGGGTACTCATCTGCGTGTTTGATATGATGCACCGTTGTAGCCTGTACCGCCTTCCCGTACCTCTTGCAGTTCTGGCACATATATCCGTCTCGTCTTAATATTTGCAGGCGCTTTCTTCTCCACTTTGGAGAATTGTAATCAAACGGAACCATCGCCAAGGCTCCTAACTATTTCCCATTCCCTATCCGATAGTGTCCATCGTTCTGCTGCTGCTCGTTCTGCTGCTGCTCGTTCTGCTGCTGCTCGTTCTGAAAGTAAAAGACCGCCACCGAATATGGTTTTTTTCTTTTCTTTCTGCTCGTCTAACGCTGATATTTTTACACAATCGCATTTTCGCAGTTTGTAGTCTACCCCACGGCTTGCGTATAAGTTTGCCATCGCTGCCGTCAAAACATAATCCGGGTATTTGTTCTTTTGCAAAACTCTCTTTTTTTCTTTGAGGTGCGTTTCATTGGCAATTTTTATAGCAGACGATAGGTCTGGCGCGGTTCTTACAACGAGGTCAGGATCGTCAAGATGCGCCATTTGCATAGGTTATTGTTGAGCCGGTCATAACATGGCACACATTCATTACAAGTTCTTTTCCGGATAAGCATGTAAGCGCCGGAGCAAACAGGAAGAATGGAATACACTCATCAAGATAATGTGTGCATATCTTTGATAAAATAGAAAACGGCGGGTTATCTACAACAACCGCACCGTTTGAATAGTCGAAGCTCTGATAATCTCCTCCCGGATAAAATGGGCGGACGATCTTATCCTTGTCCACCCCGTACTCTTTGCAAACCCAGTCTCTTACTGCATCATATACCAACGGAGGCGTAAAACAATCGTCAGTTGTCGTTTTTGGAGCAAACTTATCTATAAACTCCAAATACTCTTTGCTATCTGCTTTTTGTAAATCCATGTGCCCTCCTTTTATCATTACCCGCCCTATCCCTCCCGGTGTCTACTATGCCGGGCCACCAATTATTGTTACCAAACCGTGGTTATCCGCTTAGTGCCTGTCTTGTTCCCGCACAGCAGGAGCGTCTGCGGCTGCTCATGGTCGCTCTCGCTGCTGGGCAGCAGCATCTTCCGGGCTGCGTAGCCTCCGTACTGCTGCCATGCAGTACAGCTAACCACTACCAGCTGCTTGGTACGGATAACATTGTTGTTACTGTCCACCACGATCTTTTTGGGCTTACTGATGGTGCCTTTGTGGGTATGGCCAACAATCAGAGCGTCAATGCCCTCTATGGTGTAGCCGAAGCGCTCATTGCGGTTGACCGTTGCACCGGTGTAAATGCCGCCGCCGGAGCCATGGGTAACAGCCATCGTATAGCTGGTGATAGGGATATCTCTTGTTACCCTGCGCCCAATCTCCAGTTTGAGGAATGCTATATCCTCGGCGTAGTAGTCCTCCATGTCCAGCTTGCACATGATATCGCCCATAATGTCTTGGTCGGTGTCCTTGGCTGTCCTCGCTTCGTGGTTACCGGATACCGCGCAGAGTATCTTATCCTTGATTGGCGTTAGCATTTCCACCATCATCTTTTTCTGCTCCCGCGGGCGGATATAATCCTCAAAGGGGCTTCCAACCGCGTTCCGGGTATTGTTGTTGATGAGATCGCCGCCAAGGATGAGATAAGCGTCCTCCCGCTCTACCCGGCGGCAGAATGCTTGCCAGCCCTCTTTATCATGTAGGATGCTGCCCAAATGCACATCAGATACCGGATATACCTTGATGGTGTCGCTCTGCGGGATTTTGCGGACTATTAAATCCATAGGTATCCCCTCCTTTATGGCATAAAGAAAGAGAGCGCCTTTCGGTACTCTCTGACTGCTTTTGGTAAGGCAGGCTATTGCGAACTTGCGGTCTGCCAGCGCGGCACCTTTTTTACGAAGGTCATGTATCTTCGGCCGATGGGATAACGGGGCATCGGCGGCCCCGTAAAAAGGAGGTAAAACATGAAGGTGGAGCACCCGATAGGGCTTGAACCTATAACCCGCTGCTTACAAGGCAGCCGCTCTACCATTGAGCTACGGGAGCAGATTGCCGGGATTAGGGGCCCGGCTCCCCACCAGGAGGAATGTCAAGGGAAGTCTGTGTTTTACCACGATATTAGTATACACTATGTTAGGCGTTATTTTGTCCCGAATTTGTCCCAAGTTTTACAGCTCGGTCACACCGTATCGGCAAATAGCGTATCTCTTGATGGCCTCGTCCATCCTGCGGTACAGCTCCGACCTGCTGATGTGCAGCTCGTCACATAATCTATCGATGGCATTGTACTCACGCCGCATGACGGCCACCTCAAGTATCCTGCGCTGCTGGTCGGTCAGGATAGACAGGCCACGGTCCATCTGCCGCACTTGCCACTTAACCAGCTCATGGTTGACGGTTAGGTTGTCCCTATTGCAGATGGCGTTTATGATGCGTTCCTCGGCAGTCGAGCTGCCGCCCTGTACAGGTGTGGCGTCCATTTTGGGCGACCTGATGCCCTCCATTCTGGCCGTCAACATATCGATCTCGTCCTGCAGGCTGTCGATGGCCATGAGCTTTTCGTAATACCTGCCAAGCTCCCACTTACAGGTCTTTTTGTAGTCTATCATGTGGCTCCTCCTTTCTTTCGCCGTAGGAGCAGAAATCGTCCTCGTGCATCTGCGCACAAAGTATATTCGGCTGCCCCGGTGTGCCATCTCTGTACTTGCAGTCTTTGCATCTGACCACCGGCGCAGCATCAACAGATTCCTCCGTCAGCATCTTCATCCACTCACAGTCGGCAGGCTCACAGTCCATTCCCGGATACATTCTGTCGCAGATACTACAGATAATATCCACTGCAGTTTCATTTTTGATATAGGGCTTAATCATAAGTAGCCTCCTTTTCGTCCATCTTCGCCCCGCAGTTGGGGCAGTAGTTGTAAGCGCCGTCAATAGACGGGTCAAGAGACCACCACCTACAAAACGGGCACCTAAACTGACTGAGCGTGTTAAGCGTTTGCGGGATGTATTCCCACCGTCCATGCACCACCGGGGCTACATCAGCTGCTGGCAGTTCTTTAATAGCATGTCCGATATTCCACGCCACAGAGTCACCGGCATAGTTTAGGATTCGCAGTTGTTCTCGGTATTCTTCTTCGCAAATTGCAAGTGCGGCTTCCCGCTTAATATATTCATCCATTGTCAACCATCCTGTTCCATGCTTCGATTGCTTTTTCTTTGCTGGGCAGCCCAGATACTTTCATCTCCTTTGTGTGGAGGCCATCACCAGCCCTATATCTCCCACAACCGGCGCTCCACCCAAAGTCTGCTCTATCGTAAGTATCGTACATATGGATAACGGTTGCAACTCCACCGCACTCAGGGCAGCGTTTCAATTCAGCCATCCTTCATCGCCTCCAATGCTTTCTCCGCCTCCTCGCGGGTCAGGAATACGGTCTTGCCAAACGCCCCAAATGGCGCGCTATACGCGTCTCCCAGACCGCCGACTGGCACAATATAGAAAATTTTTCGCCAACCGTCCAAAACCGCGTGTTTGACCTCACACTCCCGCACACGCTTTTGGCCATCAAGCAGTGCAAATACATGCTCTCCTGATTGACATGGCAGCACCACCATCCGACCGTCCTTGTCGGCTTCCGCCAGCTCGCGCAGGCGAGCATCGTCGTCCGTCTGGTGGAGCAGCTTGTCAAGCCGCTCAATGATATTGTCGGCGTGCTTGTTGATGGCGTATTCTGCTTCCGGCGATATTTCCCGCACACTCGCCAAATCGTTAATTTCCTCCGGCGTCAGTCCCGTGTCCTCGTAGGCGGCAAGGCGGCATTGGAGCATGACAATCCACTCATCCTTTGTGTACTTTTCTTCGTATTCTGTTGCCATAAGAACTTCTCCCGTTTTAAGCCGGTATGTCAGTCGTTCCATCACTCTACCTCCCGTTTCAGTTCGTCATACAACTCGCTGAACCTCTTGTCCCACTTCCTTAGTCCAAAGAAAAAGCACACGCCTAACACAATCCACAGCACGCTGGCGATGTTTTGCAACAAATTTTCCATCATTCTACCTCCTTAATTAAAGCTATCAGCGTTTCTATTTCTTTTACGAGGTCAAGCGCTCTGCTTATGGCTCCGATTCTGATGAGCTTTCTGCCTGCCCATACGGCAAACCTTGCAGCGTCTCTGCGGGTAAGCCTTCCGAGGCATATTTCAGACCATTTGTCAAAAGACGAATTTGAATCAGGCGGATTCATACCAATAAGCCACCAATCGTTGCCGAACCTCAATTCGAGCCCAAAGCAATAGAATTTCTCCGGGTTGATTTCCACCTTGATTATTTCGTACCAATCGAGCGATGGCATCGTGTATTCAAACACAAACGATTCTTTTCCCTCCATTATTCTACCTCCTGCATCCAAAACTCGCGGCGGCAGTCAGGACATTTGACGCCAATGTTTGCACATCCTCCATATGCGTTCCTATGCGATGTAGAAATTGGAGAGGGGCATATTGTCAGCACGCCACAACAGTCAATATCCGCATCCGGCCAGTGCTCAAGAAACACGCTCTGCCGTGTCTTGCGCGGGTGTGCAGCAGACCAATTCTCGACCATAGCAACCTGATCCGTAGCGTCCAGCGTTGACCCTTGATCAAATGCGCAACATAGCTCATTCTTGCAAGCATTAGAAGCTGGGCACCCAGTACATCCATCACCAAAACTCTCGCACATTCTATTGCGTTCCTCAATAAACTTCACAGCATCCATGTTATCCCTCCTTTACCGACAAAGTGTCGTTTCTAACCACGCCTTTGTTTTCGTCCATTTCCTCGTACCGGCACACGCCCGGATGGTTTACTACGGGGCAAAAATCTGCAACCGCCGGGCAATCGCTGTTTACACAGACTTCATCTTCCATCCACTTGCACATCATCCCACCTCCAGTGCCATAAGCAAATCCTTGTAGTCCAGCAGCAGCGCCCATATCTGCTCCGCATCGTCATGGTCGAGGGTGACTGCACCCTCTGCGTCAACGGCAGCAGCCAGCCGGTCTATGTCCCGGATTACTTCGTAGTAGTCCTTTACGGTCATTGGCTCACCCTCCAAAATTCTCAAGATAATATTGCTTGCAGTCCTGCCAACCCTTGTAATAGGCTGCCTGCTCCCGGCGTTCCTGTTCCTCTGCGGTCATCTCCGCCTGGGCCATTTCATCCACATGGTTCCACCTTTCTGCCGAAATAGCCGATAGAACCATTATGCAGGTAGCAACTAAGATTATCGTAACTGCCGCTGCCATCCAGTTCCTCATAGCGAATCCCTCCTAAATCCGAAAAATGTCTTTATTTGCGGCAGGGTCTCCAGCCTGTGGCCGTCTACCGTTACTAAGGCGGCATAGCCACGGCCTATCCAGCCACGGTGCCAAATCCCCCGGGCCTCGTAGTAGTCCACGCTCTCCCTGCGCTCTGTTGTTTTGCCGCAAACCCTTATCTCGATGTCGATTTTCCCATCCCGGCGCTTTATCCAATTCTTGGGACGCTTATACTTACCGGATGCCGCCGCGTCCTTGTAGCATTGCTTTGAGCAGTACTTTTGTCCCGGCTGGCCGAAATAGTCCTTCCCGCAGTATTCACATTTCTTCGGCTCGGCTTTTTTCATACTGCTTTTGCGGGCCCGGATGCTGTCCATGGCATTTTGGCACTCCTTGCAATACAGCTGCCTGGTGTTGGTGCTGCCTATCGGCCCTCCGCATCTCTTGCAGGGCCGGTTGGGGTCTCTCTTGATTCCATAGCGAGACAAGATTTGTGCCACAGAGCCGTAATCAAGATCGAGAATTAAGGCAATCTCCCTGTTTGTCTTGCCCTCCCGCACCAGCTGCTCCAGGAACTCCTGGTCGTTTGAATTAGAACAGCCGATTTTGGCGTTAGGAGACGCTTTATCGTATGACATCATAACTCACCACCTTTTCATGCTCGGACATCTCTGCGCGCATTTTTATGGCTTTGGTGATAGCGTTCCATCGCTTGATAAATTCCTCGGCATTTTGTCCCTCAAAAAGCGGCTTCTCCCGCTCTACATCCTTCTGCCCCATCAGGGTACCTCCTTTGATAGTCCTTCTTCGCAAATATCCACTATGTGCTGGCACAGTGCTGCCGGAATAACGCTTCTTTCCTTGCTACCCTTTAGCCCCTGTGTGCCAGTTTTGCTGCCCCTTGGTGCCTTTTCATGACAGGGATCCCCATTCTTGCACATCGGTTTGAACTTGGGATCAGGATGGTTTGTCCAGATGTCAGTAGGCTTCATCCTGGTGTCACCATACTGGCAATATGTCACCGTGTACCTGTGCAGTCCTTGCATCCATGACATCTTCCGCATCCCGCCCCTTGGATTTTCGATGAACCAAAACCTTGGATTAAGGTCCTTGATTAGTTGTAATACATGCTGATCTACCATATCGCAAAATTTTGCATAGTCACTGACAGGGTCAAGGTTTCCTGTTACAGGATTTTTTCTCCGGTGATGGCTTATAGCGGCAATGCTGAATGTGGAACAGTCCGGACTTGCCCAAATCACATCCGGGCGTCCAAAACGATTCAGAATTTCATCCGTCGTGACTGTTAAGATATCTGCATAAAGATCGATGTTTTCAAAATTCTTATCCCATTCCACAGAAAACACTTGATGCCCTCTGTTTTCAAACGCTTTCCCTATACTCCGTGTTCCAGCAAACAATTCAAGTACTTTCATCCGTTACCTCCTCTATGTCAATTTCTGTTCTTGGGTTTTTGGGGTCATATGCCCCACGCAGCCGCAGCTCTACATGGTCAAAGCTATCATCGGCGATTACTCCCCGGTGTACCAGCCCGTCCATCAGCATCTTGCCGTTGTAGTTATCCGGGTCATGACGGTGCCGGGTGGGAAAGTAGTAGGTGATGGTCACCACCGCCTTGCCCATTGGTTTGCACTTGGGGCAGTATGCAAAAAACAGCTGCAGCCAGCGCTGCTTTTCTGCCCGGTAGTCCCAGGCGTTCGCACGACCAGCGTATTTGTTCAGCGATGGGGGGATTTCTGGAATTGTTATTTTCACGCATTCTCCTCCATCATCCGCTCCGCCAGCGCCAGGTCATAGCTGGGCAGCTGCTTTACCTCTGCCATACCGGCCAGCTTCGCCCGGATATCCGCAGGCAGGGCTTGCATTTTGCGCTCGCTCTCCTGCCTTGCCCGGTAGCTGCGCATAAAGTTGGACTGCACCACGCTCTGCAATGTCCCGGTGTCCATGCTGGCCCATTCCCGCAGCTGGGAGGGGTGTCCTACCAACCGTTGTAGGTTCTCCGGCAGGTCTGCAAACTCTTTCTCGCTGTTGTAGCCGCTGTTCCGCAGGGCCTTTGCAATCAGTGCCCATGCTTCGCCCTCGGAGAGTTCCGCCGGTCTGCTGATCTCACCAATAGCGGCTATGATAGCCCCAATATGCGGGGGAAAGCCCTTGCGATCACTGGCAATGTGGGACTTAACCGCCGCTGCCACAAGGTTAGCCGGGTAGTCTGCCAGCATTTCCGACCACAGGTTCACCACCGCTTCCGCATCCTGCCGTTTCATGTCCCGGTAATAACCTGGGTATGCGGCCTTCAAGATCGACATGACGGCAAGCGTTTCAGATCGGGTCATGCTCTCCCTCCTCTCGCAGCATTTGCAAGAACACATTGTCTGTTTCCCCCTGCGGAAGCTCGTCCTCCCACCTGCGCTGGTTCAGCCATGTCGCAGGGTTTGGGATGTACTGGCCGTTGTTCTCCGTCCATTGGCGGCTCCGCTTCTGTGCAGATATGGCATCCATCATTCGGTCAAAGGTCTGCTTATCCGGCTTGATGCGTTCAAAAGCCTTTTCCGCTGCTCCTTTCCCGACTTTCTTAGGATATTGCGCCCAAAATTCGGCAAACCGGCCCCCTTGGGGGGCATGGGGGGTACTTGGATTAGGATTCGGATTAGGATTCGGATTCGGATTGGATTCAGGCCGCAGCTCGCCGCAATCCGCCGCAACTTGCGGCAACTCGCCGCAGATTTCCGCAGACGGTGTAAAGCCGCTGTTTTTAGGCGGGTCGGGATATTTGGGTTTGCATTCTCGTATCCTTTGATGTTCGGCCCAAGTCGGGAACCAAAAGTAGGGCTTCCCGTCCACCTCGTAGAGGGAAACGCAGCCTTTGGCCGCCAAACCGTGGAGCGCATCGTTGATATCTTTTGCAGTAACCCGTTCCCGAAGCGGGAATGCGTTGCCTTTGATGATTGCAGGTCGGGCATCTCCGCGCCCTGCATCATCTACCGAAACAATAAGACTTACCCAAAGCCGAAACTCGAAATCCGTTAAGGATGCTATCTTGTCGCTTGTGCGGAAGCTATCCTTTATCAATCTATTCGGCATTCATCCTCACCTCCCGTCAGAATGGGAGGTCGTTAGGGTCGCCCTCGACTTCTTCAAATCCGCCCTGCTCGCTCTCTGCGGGCTTTTCCTCTGCCTTGCCGGTAGATTTGCTGCCGCCAAACAGAACCTCCTCTGCGATAACCTCTGTGGCTGTGCGCTTATTGCCGTTCTTGTCCTCGTAGTTGCGAACTTCGATGCGGCCGACAATGGTAATGAGGTCACCCTTTCCGAACCACTGGTTTACGAATTCGGCGGTCTTGCCCCATGCTACGATGGGTACGAAGTCAGTCTTTTCTCGGTCACGGTTGCGGTCTACCGCAATGGTAAAGCTGCACACGCTCTTGCCGTTCTGGGTCTGTTTCAGTTCGGGAGCCTTGGTCAGCCGCCCATTAAGGATCGCTTTGTTCAGCATTCTGTTTCCTCCAAATAGTTAGTGTAGAATTCCTCCCGGAACATCGGGATAGTGAAATCGTAGTTGTCGATACAGGCTTGCTCGCCCAGCCGGTGCAGCCAGTCCATCACCTCGGCACAGCCGTGTGCGTGTGTCAGGTGGCACGGCGTGTGGCACAGGGAAACCCAAAGCCCCATGCGCTTGCTTTTGCTCCGCATGGCGTTGCCGAAGATTTCGTGCCGGTCGAGCTTTACGCCGGAGCGCTGGCACAAAAAGCACTTGGATGTGTCGGCCTGTACGATGCTCGGAGCGTATCCGTTTCGGTCAAGCTCTGCGCCCCATTCGTTTTTCAACCGTCACACCTCCCAGCCTGTCCCCATTCCCGGCCGATTTGGTTATCGATGATCCTGATTTGCAGTTTAAGGCTGTTGATGGCTTCCAAGTTCGCCTTGTAGACTGCTTCGGCAACATCTCGCTTAAACCGTGCTTCTGCCACGCTCGGTATCCCGTAGCAGGTCTTGTCGATCAGGCCGATGGCAACACCTTCGTCTTTCAGCTTTAAGCATTCGGTGCGGAGAAGGACTTTATAGTCCCGCTCCGCAGCAGCATACTCGCTTCCCGAATTTCGCAAGGTCTTAACGGCTGTATTAAGCTGTGCCGATTTCTGTTGCAGCTCGGTCCACAGGTCAAGCTCCATTCTTCTCGGCCTCCTTTTCGGCGGCAAAGGCTTTCTTCTGGCAGTTCGGGCACAGCTTGCGGCCGAACCGCTGGACGCTGTATGAGGCGATCTCGCTTACAGGCCAATACTCCCCGTTGCGCTTGTTGATACCGGTGATCTGCTGCCCGCAGTCGATGCAATACTCGGTAGGCTCTGGTTCTCTTTCTGCACCCTCCGGCAAGTCCTCGCCAGCGTAGATATACAGGCCGAGGCCATGACGGGCACAGGCTTTTGTAAGGGAACGCTGGATTGCCTTATTGGCATCGAATGAGGTAACATCACTGGCCGGGATTGAGCGGTTGCGGTTATCCATGACCGGCAGATACTCGATGTGCTCAATGCCGTTGACGGTTACGCCAGTCTTAACCCAGCAGGTCTTACCGTCTGTGTGATAAAACAGGCCGTTAGCATCCTCGTAGATGGTGTAGGTGGCATCCGGGTGCAACTTCTTGATTTCTCCCCAGGCCCATGCCCAGGAAAGGTATGTAAGGCCATTCTTCTTCTCTGTCTTGTCAGAGCAGTTGATGCTGTTCAATTCTCGAAAGTAGTTCTCCATAGCTCCTCCTTAATATCTGTCTGGTGCTTCATCAAAGTACCTGTCAGCATCCGCATCGCTGGCGTCAAAACGCTTAACACAGTTTTCGCAGCCAATGACCACGCCGTCCTTAATGTAAATGGTCTCGTTGATCTCGCAGCCGCACTCCGGGCAGATGTGAGGCTTATCGTCGTAGTTATCCACCCAGCTCGGGATTGGCCTATCCGGGATATCGTATGGGTTCATGCTTCCACGACCTCCCCATTTTCCAGTTTGTAAAAGACCTCTGGTTTTATGGCCGCACCATCTACCTTTACAGCTCGCACCTCTTTAATTGGGTAAGTATCACCGTTCCAGTCACCCCTCTCGGTTAGGACGAGCCAGCATCCAATGGCGCCGGATGCCTTACTATCAACTCCGGTGACGATTGCAATAGACCCCTTTCCATCAACGGTTGCTGCGCTCCAGTCGCCGGTGTTTGTGGCTGCGCTACAGTCGCCGGTGTTGGTGGCTGCGCTCCAGTTGCCGGTGTTGGTGGCTGCGCTATAGTCGCCGGTGTTTGTGGCTGCGCTCCAGTCGCCGGTGTTTGTGGCTGCGCTACAGTCGCCGGTGTTGGTTGCTGCGCTATAGTCGCCGGTGTTGGTGGCTGCGCTACAGTAGCCGGTCTGATTGTCGCTGCTTTCGGCTCTTTCCTTTATGTACTCGACAGCAGCTTTTACAATACCAGCGATACCGATTTCCGCCCGGAGTTTTATTTTCGTCCCAACCCGCTTGGTGTCGCAGCTTTCTCTTTCGTCCGTCACACCATCGAGATCAGCCACAAAAAACCGACTGCCGGCGGGGTCGTAATGGGCGAACACATCCAGCGGGTACTCGCAGCCGTGGAATCCTTTTTTGCACAGTTTCGCTTTCTCCTCCACATATTCTTTGCCAAGATCGAATTGGAAGCCTCGGCACTTCATATCCTTATCGGTTCCCTTGTAGACGATCACTTGACATCCCTCCCCTTATCGTGTATAGTTGTGGTGGTGGTTGGGTCTCCGTCTCTGACGGGGGCCTTTCTTTTTTTGTATTCCTCCTGCTGGCGGCGGATACAGCGCAGAACCCATGCTGTGAAGTTGCAGTAACCCATTTCGATAAGCTGCTGACGGAACTCCGCCATATTCACATAACCCAAAGGAATACGCACAGACAGCTTATAGTTTGCTTCCCGCTTCCTGCCGGGCTTGTCCGCTATCAGCGCTTCCGCTTCTGCAGTACGCCGAATTCCGTAATAGCCCGGCTTCTTGCACATACTGTCCAGCGGCTTGGTGTAACCGGGGAACTTCTCCCGGATAACTGCTATCCTCTCGTTCTGCTCCATGGCCTTACCTCACCAGCAGCAGGATAGCCGCTGCTGCGAATATGGCTCCCATTCCGAGGACTACGGCCAAGGCTTCCTGCAGCCACTCCTTTTTACTCATCTTCCTGTACCTCCTTTTTCGGAAGCTCCGGTAGAAATGCCCACCACTGGACTGCGATAGCGCAATCCACATTATCTACGCTGACATTGAACATATGATGCTTGGTGCTGAATGGCAAGGTAGCGTATCTTCCCGGATTTGTCTGGCACAGGTAATGCCCGTCCTTGCTGGGTACGATCTCATCCGAGTTAAACCACCGGATAAAGGTGTTGGTTGTTGCTTCCATGTTGTTCCTCCTTCTTTTCCACCCCGTTTGGCGGGAAAAACTTCTTGACATCTTTTATTGGAATAAATAATGCATCGCAGACCTTATAGACTTCCTCCAATGTCCACGGGGTCTTGCATATCATTCTGTCGCTGATCTGCTGGCGGCTCATACCGGTGCGCTTTCCAAGGCTTGTCTGGTCGTGGCCAAGTTCCAGCATCAGCGCTCGCAGCCTGCGGTAGGTATCAACTTTCCTTGACATTGCTATCCCTCCCTTCATGTGGTAAACTATGGTTGAGGTGATTTGATGTTGACCAAAGCTGAAAAACGCGCTCTCCGAAAGCTGCGCTATCGCAGCACCATTACAATATCGGAAGAAAAGTTTGCAAAGATTGCGGCTTCCGGGTTGTTCTACCCCGTACTAAAGCCCGGCCAGTACTGGTGGGGCGGCAGCGGTCGCGTTAAGGTTCGTTTGACCGATGCAGGGGAACAATCGTTAAGAGAATACCGTGCTTGGTGGTGGAAGGCGTTCTTCAAGGTTGTTTTCGCCGTCATATCCGCAGCGGCAGCAATCGTAACAATCTTCGATGCCGTTAGCGGGTAACGCAAATAACGACATTTATTGCGGTGCATATAAGCAGGATTACGCAGTATGCGATTTCCCACTTTGTCCACTTATTCATTCCCTACCTCCTTTTCCTTGATAAGCTCGTCCAGCGCAGCCATGAACCGCTGTTCTGCTCCCTTTGGGTTTCTGTGGCCGTTGAGAACCATGCAGACATACGCCTTGGTCACGCCAAGTTTTTCGGCGACCTGTGTCATGGTAATTCTGTTGTTGTGCATCTTGCCGACCATGTCGCCAGTCCATTGTGCAGGCATCCAAACTGTCCTCCTTTCTTTAATTTTTTGTTGCAAGAGTAAACAAAGTGTGCTATCATATTTATGGGATAAATATTGCGCTACCCTGGCGATTGCTGGGGCACTTCGGTTTACTCCGCTGACCATGTTCCTATTATACAGTTTACTCTGTTATCCGTCAAGGGGAAATGCGCAACTTTGTTAACTTTGTAGGCTTGCACAAATAAGGGGCGTGTTAACTGTGTTTTATGACAATTATTTGAGGCTTTGTAACTCTGTGCGCAAAACGCCAAGTGCTGTTGCATTGGAAATTGGGCTGACAAAGCCATCTGTTTCCAGATGGAAGTCAGGGTCTATGCCAACCGATGCAACGCTTCAAAAGGTCGCCGATTACTTCGGCATCACCGTTGACGAGCTTTTGGGTAAAGAAAAACAGCCCACCGAAGGTGAGCTGCATCCTGCCAATAAAAAACTTATGGAGCTTTCCCGGACTCTTTCGCCGGAGGAAGCCGAGAAAGTATATAAGGCCATTTCGCTGCTATTAGAGAAATAGCTCTTTCGCATTGTTCAGGTGTCATTTGTAAAATAAGCTGCTCTAACGCCGTGTTCCAATCCATTGGTGTTCCTCCTCTTTTGTCAATTATTGTCGAATAAAAATCCTTCCAAATTCAGTAGGTATTTGGTACAATTCAATTGTAACAAATTGCATTGCCAATATGTACTGACAAATGTTGCGGTTTTGGCGTCAAATTTGTCATGTTTTCCTGACAAAAGTGCCCGGTAACAAAAAACAGGAGATGAGTTTGTGAATTCAGACGAAGAAAGGAATTGGGAAAACTTTTTATTGGAGGTAGCCACAAAACGGCAGGAGCAGGGAATGACACACAAGGATTTGGCCGACAATGCCGGGACAGTTGAGAGGACGATCTCCCGGTTGCTTTCGGAGCCGACAAAAAATCCAAGCCTTTTTCTCGTTGCTTCCGTCTGCCAAGCGCTGCACATATCTCTCGACAAGCATTTCGTGAAGGAAGTCTATAACAAAACAGACAGCCAGAACAGCGAAGAAATGATCGAGATGCTGAAAGAGCAGGTGCGCCAGCGCCGGAGGCTCTCCAAAACGCTTTTCGCAGTTATTTTTGCCCTGCTGGCGATGATGATTTTATACCTCGTCCTAATCGATGCAAATAACCTTAACTACGGTTTAATTCGGGATTAAGAACAGATGTTCTTTCCAAATATAATCGTACACCGTAAAGTGTACAATAATCAGTACTGGAGGAGACGACTATGGAGGAAATGGAGAAAACAACACCAGAGATCAAGCCAAAGAAGAAAAAAACGATGGTAACAGCAATAATCCTAATTGTTATCATAATTGCAATCATCGGAGCGCTTGCCGGTGGAGAAAAGGATAAAGACAAACAGGACAATCAGCAAAATCAGCAGCAACAGCAAGAGGAGCAAAACACGGAAGTGGATATGTCCGTAGTCGCTTCGGCCATAAAAACTGTGCTTGATAAAAATGCGGAGGGCACAGGGATTGAGTACTCTTTAGAATACGATGACACCGGTCTTGTTATAGCAGCAAAAGCGTCAGGAGTAGCTGCAGAAGTGGCGCAAGCAAAAGCGGACGGATACGACGATACATACGAGCCATGGGTAACAATGCGTGAAAGCATGGTTAAACTGTGCAATTCGATATCTGATGCTGTTGATACGCTTGGCGCAAAGGATAAATATGTAACAGTCACAGTGGTCAACGATGCCAATGAGGACAACACCCTCTTGACGATTATGAACGGCGTGGTTGTATACGATGTAATGGCAGAAAAATAAAAAAACACCGCCCCCGGAAACGAGGGCGGTTAATTGCAGGAGGATAACATGAAAGAGAGAACAAATACTGCAAAATGGTTGGAAAAGCAAGGTCGCTGGCAAATAGCCGTGCAAAAGGACGGCGTGAGAAAAACATTTACCAGCAGCAGGCCCGGACGGGAAGGGCAGCGGGAAGCAAATCGCAAGGCTGATGAATGGTTGTCATCTGGCATCAGTGGAACCAAGCTGCGCCTGTCAGAGCTGCACGAAAGCTATATGGAGCAGCTGAAAACGCATACAACAATAAGTAACTGGCGTCCAGTCGACGCACGGTGGCGGAAGTGGATAGACCCGCAGATCGGGCACATGAAAGCATCTGCACTTTCAGACGCCGTGCTGCAGCGCGTGGTTGACCATGCGTATCAAGAGGGGCAGCTATCCAAAAAGACCCTCAACAACATAAAAGCAGATCTTACCTCTTTCTGCAAATATCTCCGCAAAGCGAAAGTGAGCAATTACACTCCGGAGGATATAGCTATCCCCAAAAGCGCGAGGGCAAGCAGGAAGAACATCTTGCAGCCGGAGCATGTCATTAAACTTTTTGCCGAAGATACGACAACGCTTTATAATAAGCGCATAGTCGACCCGTTGGTGAATGCTTACCGCCTTGAAGTCCTTACCGGTCTGCGCCCCGGAGAGCTGCGCGGCTTGATGCGCAATGATATTGATTTAGAAACGGGGAAAATCATCGTCAGACGCTCCATAAACGAATACGACGAAATCACTACAGGCAAAAACGAAAACGCTGTACGCGCCGTTTTCGTCGGCGAGATGGGCAAGGAGGTTTTGAAGAACCAGCTCGCCCAATCAAACGGGCTGTATCTCTTTGATGTAAAGAGGGGAGAGCACTACCGCAGAAGCTGGAAAAGGTATTGTGAAGCAAATGATATCCCACAGACAACGCCTTATGAGCTGCGGCACACATTTGTCTCAATGGCACAAGCGCTGCCGGAGGGTTGGGTAAAGCAGCTGGTCGGGCATTCCAAGAGCATGGATACATTCGGGGTTTACGGGCACGCTGTTGCCGGAATGGAAAAGCAGATAACAAGCGCTCTTGATGATGTTTTCGGCGGTATTTTGGCTACGCAGGAATAAAAGTGAGTTATTTTGTGAGTTACAAGGAAAAAGAAAAAGCCCAGTTTTCGCTTGAAACTGGGCTTTTCTTGTGGCGGAGATGGAGGGATTTGAACCCACACGCAAAATTATGTTATTGCCGTAAAGTGTAGGAATCAAGCGGTTTTTCCGACTTTCATTCCGCTGAAAAAAGCATGAAAAACTCACTTTCGGAACAAAAGTGAGTTGCAAAGTGAGTTATTTTGCCACCGTATCGTACTGCTCAATAGCTGCTAAAATTCTCCCACGCAGCGCCTGCGCGCTGGCGTGTTCGGTTCTGTATTTTTCTTTGATTTCTTCCAGCTCGGCGACCAGCTTATCATAATCTGTCTGCGGTTTTTCTTCCTCTTTGTAGGCAACGCCGAACCAGTCGCATACACCTTTGCAGAGTGCCTCGGCAATGCGCTTTTTGTTTTGCACAATCCAAATAGCATCCTGCCCGTTATCATGGAATGCGATTTCGGGATAGATCGACAGCATGGGAGTTCTGCCGATCTCGTAAAACTCGTCCTTCTGATAGACTCCCCGATTGGTGTTCCGAGGGTAAATCTCCATCAGTCTGCGGTAGACCATCTGACAGGCCCGGTCACTGACGCCTCCGGCTCTGCCGTAGCGCAGGACAGTCGGCCCCTGTGCAGTCCCTTCTTTCAGGGTGGCCGTGCTTGCATTGGTATGGATGGGCATATGGAGGTTGGATTTCCAAGCGATGCTTTCGGCTACTCGCTCCTGCATGGTTTTGTCAGGGGATGCGACCATCACATCAAACCCGCAGCGGGTGAGAGCCTCGGCGCAATAAGCGCCGATCTCTACACACACATCATGCTCGTACACGCCGGGGAAGCCGTAGTACGGAGCATGGGGAGCCGGTCTGCGTTCGGGGGAAAGATACACTTTAGGCATCTTTCACCACCTCCTCAAGAGGGAATTCCTCCTCTTTGACCTTTTTCACCATGCCGGTAGTCGCAGCATCATAAGTACCACCGGCAGCCAAGGCCACGATAACCGCATTAAGCAGGCACAGGATAACGCCCTGCGCCGTCAGCTCGGCCCCCGTAAACGCTTCTGCGCCCACGAGGATAAGTACGGAAACGATATAGGCCAAGAGGTTAGTGTTTATGTTCCGCAGGGGGGTCTGCTTCAAAAACTGGGTGATGATGGTGACCATCATGACTGCACCGGCATAAGTGCCAAGGGAAGTCCAAGTTACAAATTCGTTCATTTCCATTCTCCTTTACTTTACGAGGTTATTGGCGATTACAGCGACAACGGCAACAGCAATAGCTGCGCCGATACCGGTTAAAATAGACCGGAGGACAGCGTTCCAGTTGTCCCCCGGCTTTCTTTCCAGCGTCTCAAGGCGTTCGCCCTGTCGGCTTAATTCGGTTGTCATGGTCTCCATGTTGGTGGCCAAGCGGTTTACACTGTTGGCGATCTCGCCAAAGGCTTTCACGCTGTTTTCTAGGTTGTCAATCCGGTGGTTCTGCCGCCGGTTTTCATCCTCCATGCGCCTGGCGAATTCTTCATGCACATCTTTGGGGAGGAAAATATCCATTAGGTTACCTCCTCAAAATACTGCCCTATAAGCTCATGCGGCAGGTAATACAGCACGATGGTGCCGGTCTCATTCAGACGCTTGCAGAGGTAGGTTTTCTTGTCCTCCGGGTCAAGGTAGTACTTGCCGTACTCGTACTCCATGCCCCTCGATGCCTGAATTGGGTCATCAATCGTTCCGGGAGAACTGACATTGACGACTACCCACAGAGCAGGAACAGCAGGAGGAGTCCAGTCTGCTTGCGAAGTGTGTGCCTGCAAGCACTTGTACACCTTGCCGTCATGCCGTCTGCGGTCGCCAACCTCGTACTTGGTATCAGTTTCCCATGGTAAGAACAGCATGGGGTTCTTTGCTGCATCAGCGTCTGCCATTGTGCCGGTCACGCTGTCAATGCTCGTCCGAATCTCCTGCGCCTGCTTCAAGATGTCATTCCGCATCGGCTGCTACCTCCTTTTCTTCGGTCTCTACGCCAAGTGTCTGCAAAGCTGATTTCAGCTGTTCCAGCTCTGCCTCCTGCTTGGCTTTTACTTCTTTGGCTTTTTCGGTGTAATAACCCATTAAGTCACCCCCATAATGTTAAGTGCGTTAAGAACATCAGCGACATAACTTTCTCCAGAAAGTGTTTTCCACTGATTTGTATTTGTGTCGTAGATATAAGCATTTGTGAGTTTAGCGATGTTATTTGCATCACCAAGGTAGGCATTGCGTAGATAAGCTTCAAATTCAGATTTCTGACTTTTTACGACAGGGAATGGATTGTCAAATCCAAAATCTGCTTGCAAGAATAAATGATTTTTTTGTAAGTTTGTTGATTGTGTAAATGTCTCTACAGAAGAAACTTCTTGACCTCCAAGAAGATAAAATTTATCTCCAACAAATCCGCAACAAGCCGATACTCTGCTTGCATGCAGTTCTGACTCAAGCACATCGACAGCCAGGGTATCTAAGTTTACACGAATTATCTTTTTTTGATACTGAGTAGAATCTATATTTCCAAAGATATATGCATAGCTACCGATTCTACAGCACCTATTTGCCTGGTTCACCATATAAGGTAGTACATTGTTATTCTGAGTGTATTCTTGTGTATCAACATCAAATGTCTGTATAGACTTCCGTGGGTCAAACGAAACTCTTGTTATGCCGCCAAATACATAAACTTTGCTCCCTGCTGCAACACAAGCTGCATTATACGTTCCTTGTGCTTGTACTGGCATATTTCCATGATAAGTAAATTTTTCTGTTGTTACATCGAAAACTGATACAGTAGCAGAGTTTATACTTCCAACAAATGAGCCAACAAGAAATATTTTATTGCTACTAACACAGCCACTTGAAAAATAGTGTACTTGTGTACCGGGAAAGGGATAAGAAACATCTCTTAGCGTAGTTTTTTCTCCTGTTTCCAAATCAAACTTATCTACATACTCAGAACTCGATCCAACAGTATGGTTAAAAGTATACAAGTATTTGCCAACAGTAAATGCGAGTACGTAATTTTGGTAAACCAGGTCTGAATAAAAAGTCGTTCTTTCTCCTGTTGTTACATCATATCTATATATATCATTTTGCTGACTACCTGTATATGGACAAACAGAATAAATATAATTACCATATGAACACATTTGCGGGTAGTCATTGCGTAGTTGAGAGAATCCAACAGTCCAGCTCTGGACTTCTGTATATTCGCTACCATAATTCAAAACAGGACTGCACTTCACGAAATCCGGCTTACTTGCCAAAGGTACCCACAGCTTGCTTGTATCAGTAGGCGGTGTGGAGCCAAAGTCAATATTGAGGTCAGCTCCGCCTCCACCCAATGTAATAGGATTACCTAATATACTCATAAATCACCCTTTCCGGGGTGAGTATTTAGTTCACCCCTAATATATTTAGTGCGTTCTGCATATCCGCTACATAGCTTTCGCCAGTAAGCGTTTTCCATTTATTTGTTGCTGTATCGTACAGATATGCGTTTGTGGGTTGTGCTATGTTGTTACTGTCGCCAAGATAAGCGTTGATTACTTTTACTTTAAGGTCAGCGTCTTTTGACTTGATAGCAGACCAAAGGAAGTCGTAACCATAATCTTCTTGTAAAAACAAGTGGTTGTTGGTGAGGTCTGATTGTGCCGTAAAACTTCTAACTGCCCTAACAGTCGGTGCGAGACTAAAAGATGAGCCACCGCCAAGGACATATACCTTGTTGCCGACGATGCCATATGCAGCACCAAAAGAATATGCACTAAAGTTTCCTGAAAGCTGTTCGTAAGTATTGGTGACTGTATCTATCTTATAGGACGGATTTGTCACCGAACCAGTAGAAGGGCCACCAAGAACATAAATATGACGATTATCAAAGCAAGCGACAACAGGGGCATAAACATTTCGAGAAAGTTGTAAAATATGTTCTAACGAACCATCATTTATATTGATTTTCAAAACATGAGAATTTGTGTTATCAGAGGATGTATTACCACCTATTACATAAAGATTATCACCGACAAAAATTGAAGAGCAGTGAGCCGCATACATTCCCCTAAAGCCAATGGCTGTCTCAAATTTATTCGTAGATACATTAAACACTTGAATTTGACTAACAATTGAAAGACTACCAGCATATCCACCAGCAATATATATTTTCCCATCTTTGTACGCACATGAAGCACCTATGCATAAATTGTTCGGGTACTGTGCCGGATTGCTAAAGGTATTTGTTGTTGTGTCATACACATCGACTTTATTGTAAGTTGTACCATTTGGTGTTCTGCCGCCAAAAGAATAGATTTTATCTCCAACCGAAATAGATGTGTTTTGATTTTTTTTAACCGTACTACCGGAAATTGCAGAACTCCCAGTTTGTTTTGTTGCATAATCGTACCAATACACACTGTTTTGAGGGTTTAATCCGCCGTAGTCACCGCAATACTGATATATCTTCGTTCCAACAATATTGTTTTGTTGTGCTTCAGCATACAAATTACCGTCAAATGAGCCTTGTTCGGTAGCAAAAACCTCTGACCCAAAACTTATGACAGGACTGCACTCCACAGCATCAGGCTTCTTCTCCAAAGGCACCCATAGTTTTGTTGTATCAGTTGGAGGAGTAGAACCGTAATCAATGTTGAGTTTTACCCCCCCCCGTTGGTAATTATTGGGTTGCCGTAAATTACACTCATGCAGATACCTCCGTGATGGTCACCTGAACCGAAAGATTGGCATTGGGCTTCTCTCCCAGCGCTTTTGCGGTAAGGGTGCCATTGTTGTTTTCAATCCAGATAGCGCTGGTGCCGCTGTCGATAAGTACGCCAAGGGCTGTTGCGTCCATTTGGATGTCTACCTTGCTGTTGACGGTGATGCCGCTGATGGTAACGGTTTGGGTGTAGGGGCTTTCTGCGCCCATCCAAGATGCGGCTGGGAGGGAGATTTGCTTAACCACAAAAGCCCGGTTTATCTTGTACTCCATCTTTCCGATGGCCTGCGTTACCGTGTCTGTTGTGGTTACATTCTGCCGGGAGGTTGCCTGCTTGTAGCCGGGGATTTTGATTTGGCTGCCGGTGTAATCGCCGGTTTGCGGTGTCACCGCTCCGGTGCGGCCGTTAAAGCTCGCAACAGTACCGGGGCTGATGGTGTGCGCTACATACTGCAAATCGGAGATCATTGTGGGCTGGGCTGTGTAAGTGGCTATCGGCAGCTGGTACACAGTACCGCTTGCATTGATATCCTCCTGCACCAGCGCCGGAAGCGGGTCTTGCGCCTGCGTCACAAAAGCAATTGGTGCTTCGGTGTTTGCCATGTCAATTTGGATAAGCAATCGACTGGGGACGGAGCCGCTGGTCGGAAGCGTCGCATTGATTGTCTGGGCTTCCACAACAAAGTTTCGACCGAGGATTATACCACGGCCATCGGAAATATTGATGATGTTACCGCCCTGTGTAGTTACCTCAACGCCCGTAAAGATGCCGCTGTCGTTGATAATGTGGTTGTACAGGTACGCATCATCCGTTGGAGTTACGATAGATGCGTTATACTGGAGCAGCGTTATCATGCGTTTGCCCTCCTTTCAAGGATTAGAATTTTGGTAAGGTCGGCACGGACAACGCCGAAGGTCATCTTTGTAACATCCTGCGACCTTGCATAGCCTGTAAGGATCGATTTATAACTGCTGTCGCCATCAATGACCAAAACCTCTGTGCCGATGGCCATCGAGGTATCAAGCACGCCGCAGTCGTTGCGGGCAGTCAGCTCAATCATGTTGTCATACTGCTGCGGAGTGAGTGCTTCGTATGCCTTTTGATAAGCTGCGGTATCAAAGTCCACATCGGTCTCCAAAAACTGCGCTGCGAAGAATACCGGCTCAATCCGGTCGGAATTGTTGGTGTCAACCTTTCCGTTTGGGTGCAGATAATAGGTAACATTCTGCGTTTCATCCGCTTTGTTGTAGATGGTCACCTTGTTCAGCTGGCCTGAGCTGTCGCCAATGATAATATTTTTATCCACAATGGCTTGTAGGCTTGCTTCGATGACAGCGCTTTCACTTGCCTTTCCAACCGTAACGGTAATAGCCTTATTCTGCGGGTCAAAGGCCATGTTTATGGCTATGCCGTAAGCTGTCAAGGATTTGGTAATGATCTCGTAAAAGCTGTGGATGTTATCCTTGAGGTTCAGCGCTCCGGTGGTCTCGGAGGTCGTTTCCACCGTCATGCCGGTGATGTTTTGTAATGCATCATGGGAGGAAATGAAATTGTCCGTTATGATACCGGCGATAAACTGCTCTATTTTGGAGGATGTGGCGCGGTCAAAATGCACATCAACATCAAACAGCGCCATCAATGGCTGTGCAGAGATAGTCACGCCTGTTTTGTCGGTTTCGACATCATCCACGATCCCCTGATAGGCTACAACGCCGTTTTGGTCGGTCACGCTGATAAAATCGCCTTTCTTTGCATCGATTTTAACCGCCCGGAGAGTGGTTTTTTCCGCCGTTAGGTAGTCAAACTGTATCTCCGGGCTTTTAATCGGCGCAAAGCTGCGGAAAGTATAATCACGAGCGAACACTTCACACTTAAACAGAGTACGCAAGTTTTTCCACCTCCACATATGCGGTTATATCCGATGTGCCATCGTGGGAAAAGGTCAAAGTGCTTTCCCCCGGCGGAGCGTAAATAAACCGGCCGGTTGAAAAGTCGCTGGACTGGTACAGGTTTTGCACAAATGTCCCCTCGAGGGTATATTCTGCAATTTCCATCGTGGATGGATCGGCGTCAACAACGAGCTTATGCCCTTCCGGTATGGTAGCTGTTACCTTACCAACCGCAACACGAACACCGGCCTTTGTAAGCGCCCACGCTGGGTTTACAATAGGCCCGAATATCTGCAGCTTGCAGGGAGAAGGAAGATCGCCGTTTTTGAGCTTTGCAGATCCGGAGATCGTTTCGATATAAGTGTAAGGATAGGTGTAGCTGTATGTTTTTCCGTTTACACCGGATGGCTGAACCTTGGATGAAACAATAGCTTCGTGCCAGGTACCAAAGCAGAGGAAGGTAACTGGCACAGCAAGATATCCCGACTTAAACTCGGATTTGTCCGCAGTCTGCACATCGCACTTGATCTTGTACCAAGTATCAAGTGGAGAGTACATGAGAAACAGCGGCCCTTTGGTGATGAATGAGATAAACGCCTGATACCTTGCATAGCTAAAGAAGATCATCTCGCCGGTGACAGAATACTGATTGAGGTATTCGTCCGAAACGAGCCAAGCACTACCCGCTTGAATGGCGGAATAGGTTTTGCTAAAGCCCAAACCGCCCGGCGCGTTAAGGTACGAAGTTTTATCCATCAAATCCCACTCGGCGCCTACATTGTTTTGGAGCTTAAATTTTCTCATTAGTAGGCCCTCCCGAGTGCGCGGTTTACTGCTTGCACCAAATTGCGGGCAGCAGCTTCACCAGCAGCGTTGTCGTAACCATTAAAGGTGTTGTTCATCTCGATGGTAATTCCACCACGGCCTGCGTCACCGTTGAGGGGCATAACATGAGCACGCCCACCCGCCATGGTAAGCAGTTCTGGGCCAGCTTCGCCAACAATGGCGCTGCCGGAGGATAAGATGCCGCCTTTCGCAAGGTATGCGATCTTCCCAATGGTCGGGATGTTAAAGCCAAGCGATTTACCACCCAGCACAGGCACCCAATCCGGAACATCAAAGTGAATGCTGTTAAGACCGTTTATCATCCAGTTAATGGCGTCAATAACCATGTTGATAAGGCCGATGATTCCATTAAGAGGAGCCTTTGCAATCGCCACAAGGGCTGTAAAGATGCCCTTAAAGATTTCCTGAACACCTGTCCATGCTCTTTCCCAGTCCCCCGTGAATACGCCACGGATGAAATCGATAATACCGTCAAAAACGGCCTTTATGGAATCCCAAATAGATTTTACTGTTGCGAAGAAGAAATTTAAGATTTCCCCCAATATTCCAAACGATTCCGACCAATCCGTCGTAAATACGCCCTGCAAGAAATCATCCACACGCTGGAGGATGGCCTGTATCTCGTCGCCCTTTGTTGCAATCAGCGCAACAAGTCCTACAATGGCCGCTATGAGCAGCACGATAGGATTTGCAATTATGAAATTTATGGCCGTTATCAGCGCCGGGATAACCGTTCCAGTTATAAAACTGATGGCTCCGGTAATTCCTGAAATAATACCTGCAATCGGGGAAATCGCCGCAATAAGACCGCCGACAATAAGGATTGTTTTCTTTACACCATCGTCCAGGTTTGAAAACCAGTCGATTGCATTTTGAAGCCCTGCGACAATTTTATTGATAATCGGAAGCAGGATATCACCGATGGAAATCGCCAAGTTATTTAGCCCGTTTCGGAGTATTTTCATCTGGCTTTCGGTGGTTGCGTATCTTTTGCTTGCCTCGTTGGAGAGGGCAATATTTTCGTCCCATGCAGTATTTGCGGTTGTAACAGCATCGTCCAATACATTGGATGCAAGGGCTAACGCACGAAGCATATTTGACTGGCGAATCCCGGAGAGCCCCAATTCATCCAATACGGAGATTGTGTCCTCTCCATTTTCGTTCATCTTCCCAAGCCCGCCGATGAAAGCACTGATTGCGTCTATCGGTTCATTGCCCCACATATCTGCGAATTCAGAAGCAGATACACCAGCGATCTTTGCGAATGTTTCAAGATCATCACCGCCGGCAGACACAGCCTTGCTTATTGCGGTCATTGTTTGGGTCATTGCCGTACCGCCTGCCTCTGCGTTGATGCCAACAGAGGACATTGCGGTGGACAATGCAAGGATATCCTGTTCGGACAACCCGGCAACTGTACCAGCAGACGCAAGGCGTGTAGCCATCTCAACAATATCGCGCTCTGTTGTGGCAAAGTTATTGCCAAGGTCAACGATGGTACTGCCGAGTTTGGAGTATTCATCAGCGGTCGTTCCGGTAATATTGGCAAATTTGGCAAGTGCAGAGGCAGCTTCATCAGCGGAAAGGTTTGTTGCTTCGCCCAAGTCGATCATAACGCGGGTAAAGTCAAGTACATCATCGGTGGCAATACCCAACTGTCCAGCAGCTTCCGCAACCGCCGCAATCTCCGTAGTGGACGCAGGAATTTCTTCCGCCATGTCCAATATGCCCTGCCGGAGTGCCGCAAGCTGCTCTGTAGTGCCGTCTACTGTTTTTTCAACGCCAGCAAAGGCGCTTTCAAATTCTACAGCCGCTTTTGTGCCCGCCACACCTACGCCAGCAACTGCCAAAGATGCCGGTGCAAACTTCTTTGCAATGTTCCCGGACTTTTCTGCTATTTCGCCTGTAACTGCTGAAACCTGTGCAAGTGCCGCACGGCTCTTGGACGCTTCGGCCTGTAGGTCTTTCAGCTTTAGTTCGGCGCTGGTCAGTTCCCGGACTAACTCACGGTATTGTTTTTGGTTGATCTCCGTGCCGTCCGCCATTTCCTGATCCGCTTTCTTTTTGGCGTTTCGGAGGCTTTCAACCTTGTTTTCTGTATTTTTGATTTGTTCCCCGAGCAATTGCTCCTTTTGTTTGAGCAGGTCAATATTAGTCGGGTCGAGTTTCAGCAGGCGATTGACTTTATTAAGCTCCGATTGTGTCCCACGGATTTCGCTGTTCAGCGAGCTGATCGCTTTCGACAATCCCTTTGTATCGCCGCCGATTTCAACAACGATGCCTTTAACATTTTCAGCCAATCTTACCACCTCCTGCGAAGAAATCACGCAAGCCGCCGGGTCTGCCCCTTATGGCATACTGTTCTGCGTCGTTGGCCTTTTCGATCATCAAATCATAGACCATTCCGCAGGTCATGTCCTCCAGCGCTTCATCGGATAAACCGAGTTCAGCGCAGCGGAGCATAAAGGTTGACCCGGTGGGCTCACGCACGGTTTGTTTTATTTTTTTTTTGGAACAGCGGTAGTCTTGTTGTTCAGGCTCCAAAGCTCCAAAATGGCAGGGAGCACTTTATAGATGGAAAACATCTCAAACTGCTCCAGCCACTCGTCAACATTGTCC